AAGATGATGTAGAAGATGCTATTGAGTCTGGTGATACTGTAGAAACAGAGGATGAAATCATTACTCCAATTAGTGATAATGTAGCAGTTATTGAGGATAAAGAGAACGGTGAATTTACTAAGGCAATTCTCGATGACGAGGTTATGGATGTAACTCCACTTACTGAGGATGAAGCAACAACTCTCATTGATGAAATGGAGGAAGAAAAAGAGGAAGACGAGAAGGAAAAAGACGAAGATGAAGAAAAGAAAAAGGATACCTTGAATAAGTTCTTCTCTGATAACGTTATTCCTGCAACTCAACCTAATACTGTTCAAGCTCCTGCACAGGCACAACAAGCACAGGCACAAGTAGTAGACCCAAATGCACAGCCAGTTGTAGAAGAGCAACCAGCAACTGTAGAAAATATAGAAGATAAAGCTCTTGCAGCAGTTGAGAGCATTAAGGCAGCAGCAGAAGAAGCATCAGCTCAGATTTTAGAGGCTAAGGCAACACCTGCACCTGCAACAGAGCCTGAGGTAGTTGAAGCTCAGTTCTCTGAAAAGACATTTAGTGCTAATGATACATTAGTATCTTGGCTTGGTAATAAGTAAAAACAATATAAATTAATTTATAAACGTAATGAATAATTTTTCACAAATCATGGGTACTCCTGAGATGATGAGTGCCCTCCGCGCAAGCTCAGTTTCAACTGAAGATGCTCGTCTCCGTAATAACGAGTATGCAAAGATGTTCTCTCGTAATGCAGAGATGATGGACTTGTTTGGTATGGGCAAAGGCTCTAATCTCCTCCAGAAAACTTTCTCTGGATATGCAGAGACTCCACTTTTGTCAACACAATATTTTAATGCATCAGTTGCTTCTTATGTAAGCTCTTTTGCAGGTTACATGTCTATCGAACGTGACTTTGATCAACCCAACGGCCTCTTCTATTGGTTTGATGTTCTGGGAGTTACAGACTTACGTCAAGTATTGCCTAACTTAGGTCCAGATCAATATCAAGATGTTCAAGTAATGGGTACTTTTGAACTTCCTATTACTATCACTCCAGCATCTGGTGCTTATACTCCACTTGTTGGTCGTAAGTTGATTCCTGGTACAGTTCGCATTAAGTGTGATGATGGTTCAGGTAAGAAGTATGAATTGATTGATGATGGTCAAGGTAATTTCATGTCAATCGCTGGTGTACTTAAGAAAGGTACTATTAACTACTTGAGCGGTAAGATTGAATTCGAACTCAATACTCCAATCACTGCAGCTGGTAAGATTACTGTAGTTGGTAAGGAAGATACAACTGGTACTCCTTGTGGTACACTCGGAGCTACTAATGCCCATGCAGCTGATAAGCGTTTTATTGCTAAGATGCAACAGATAGCTCTTAATACAGTTCCTGATATGTTGGTCGCTGAATATAACATTGCAGCACTCGGCGCTATGAAGAAGGCAACTGGTTCTGATATGGCTACATTCTTGTTCACTAAACTTCGTGAACTTTACACCAAGACAATTAACTTTAGATTAGTTGAAACTCTTGAAAAAGGTTATGCAGGTAATGCAATGACTGATCTTGACTTGTCTAATGCTACTACTTCTCTCGCAAGCAAGTTCATGGACTATCGTTCACGTGTAGACTTGTTCGATGCTTACTTGATCAATGTTGAGTCAGCACTTGCAACTAAGGCAGTTAAGGGTGTAACTACTACTGCTTATGTAGCAGGTAATCAAGCAGCTAACCAATTCCAAAAGGGTAGCGTAATTGGTAAGTTCGAGCGCAATACTAAGATGACTTACATCAATGACCTACTTGGTTGGTATGATGGTATTCCAGTACTTCGTTCAACTGATATCAAAGAAGCTGCTGGTGAAGGTACATTCTACACAATTCACAAGACACAAGATGGTCAAATGGCTCCTCTTGCACGTGGTATCTATATGCCATTGACTGATACACCTACAATCGGTAACTACAACAACCCAACTCAGATGGCTAGTGGTATTTACTATCAAGAAGGTGTACGCTACTTGGCACCTGAACTCGTTCAGAAGGTTAGCTTCAAGTTTGGCTTCTAATCCTAGGAAATAAGTAATTTCCCTAAAGAAAATAGGATTAATATAAAATAATGGAGGGGAATTCTCATAGTGATTTTTGAATCTATGCTGAGTTCCTCTTCTGTTTTATATATTAACACTGCTCATACTACATTCTAGTTTGTGCAGTTTATTTTTCGAAACTTAAAACATTATGGCAACTTATAAATTAAAGCGTAAAAGTTTTGGATTCATTAACACTAAGGCACTAAAAACTGCAGGATTAGTAGGTGGTGGTTTATTAGCAGCAGGTACAGCAATTGGGGCAGGTAAGCTCGCAAAGACCACAAATGATGCTCTCACTGGACAGATGGGAGAAGAAAATGGTGCAGGATTCTAAAATCTCTTAATTATGGCAAAGTACACATTAAAAAGAAAGACTTATAGTAGAGAGGCTCAACAGGCTTTTGCTGAAAAAAAGGCGGGAACATTACAAGGTTCATTAGCAGACCGAACAGCACAACTTAAAGCAGAGAATGCAGCGAAAAGTGCGCAGCAGACAGTAGATAGGGCAGCTAGAAAAGTCGCTGGAACTGCTTTACAAGGACAGGCGGGGCAGATTTCAAAAGCTGTAGGTAAAGAAGGCTATCAGAATATTATTAATAAAACGGCTGAAGCAGTAAAAGTAACTGGACAACAAGGTTATCAAAAAGGTATTCAGTCTGCAGGCATAAAACAAGGTGTCATGAATACTTGGAGAAATGCAGGAGCTATGGGCAAAACTGGAATGGCTGCAGCTGGTGTTGCTGGTGTAGGTTTATTAGCTAAGGGGTTATTCGGAGGAAATAAGTCTAAGCAAGCAGCATCATAAAGATATTATTATGAGAAATGAAATTATCTATAGAGGACTTAAGTTATCATCTGAAAAATGTAAGTATTTCCAGGTTGTACAAGGTAGTATAAATTCTCTTGTAGAAAGGGAAGATAAAGGAACACTAGTTTTGACATATTCACCCGGAAACACAGCAAAGTCTCTCTCTAGTTCACTTGGAATACCCCTAGTAGGAAATGGCAAGACTGAAATGATACCTATGGGAAGTCCAAGTAGGTTTTCTCATACTAGTATTTCATTGAATGGGTTAAGACTGGAAAAACTAACTTATGATCCTCACACTATCAATATAATAATAGCAGATGATTCAGAGTCAAGAGTAGTCCAGACTTATAACCATACTGTATTTATTGTATCAAAAGACGATTATAGAAACCCAGAATTTATAAATTTCTTATTCTATTCAGGCAATCTACTTTACTTAAAACCAGTTGGGCCTAGGGTAAAGGATTATAGGATTTATAATTTTCCTAAACTAATAATTGGAAAAGATAATTCTGAGGTTGAGTCTACTAATGATACAGTCTATACACTAAGGAAAAGATATAACGACTATTTGATAAGAGAAATAGATTATCAAGACCAATTTCTACTAGAACTAAGAAGAATATTAGATGATTATGGAGTAGAATTGGTCAGATTAAATAAAGAGAAGACACTAAGTAAAGCTTCTTATATCACTTATCAATTCAATCAGACTCCTACTAATGCAAATCACCCGAAAAGAGGGGACTTAGAGCGATATGTTATGAACCATCGTCAGCCAGTTGAATTTGTATTTCACACAACTGATATGGTTATGTATCATGATTTCAAGAATAAATATAGTGATGTACTGCTATTGACTAACTTTACAGAATTTAGAGTTCTTGATAAATACGGAGACTCTTTTAATGCAGCAATAAAGTGGAGTTCAATAACAGAAGATTTTAATCACATATATCAACCTGACGATAACTCTAATTTTGCTTTTCAGTGTCAATTTAGGTGTGAACTATTTTATTATGAGGTATTAGATACAAGATTTAATTTCCTCAAAGAGATAGTTACTATGATTGAGTCTGAGGATAATAATAAGAATAAAACATGATAAAATTTAGAAGTAAAAGCTTAGAGGTAGACTTAATAGATGAAGCGATTAAACATCTAGAAAAGGAACATGTAAGCTTTAAAATAATTGAACCAGACCAAGCAGATAAGGCTAGTAAGGTAAATTCTAAATCTATGGTATTAATGTCTTTTCTAAAAACAGAAAAAGGCTCTTATCAAATAACAGTAAAAGATAAAGAATTTTACCCATATACTCAAAAATTGATTGGAGGGCTCGATTATTTCAACATGAGAATAACTGATACAGATAAGAAGAAAAGAACTGTAACAGGTGAAACAGATCATTTAGGAGTTGCACTTGACATTATTGAGATCCTAGCTGTTAAATATGACTTATCAATTGTAAAATCTATATAGAATATGATAAACTTTAGACAGAAGAATTTTTCAGAGTATGATGCAATGCGAACTCTTTATGTTGAATTAATGAAAAGAATGAATGGTGATAAAAGTAGGTTTCCCATTATCAATTCGAGTGCATTAATTCCAATCCTAAGAGGTAACAATATCGTAGTTGAAAGATTCGTAATCAGTACTTCTATGTTTGGTAAAGATAAATATAGAATGTACTTAAAGATAGGTGCAAAAGCTAAATTACCAGATGAAGTGAGACTAAGTGGAAAAACTTATGATAAACGATTAGGTAATTTTAAATTTTCACTAGATCATAAAATTTTCTCTGGTGACGAAAGATTAAGTTTATTTAGTAGGAAAAATCATCAAGAGAATAACAGGAATAACTTCAACGATTATAGCCAACAAAATAACAACAGTAACAATAATAGCAATAACAATAATAATAACAACAATAATAATAAGAAAGGTGGCTTTATTAATTCATCATTTTCACCAGAGATTAGTATAAAATATAAAGTTACAGAATTACTTGGTGATGCAATAAAGTATGATAAGCCTAGTAGAAGTCTTATATTGGAGTTTAATTCTATTGATGATGCTATTAATGCACTGAATGTATTACCTTTTGGACTTAATTATAAAATATATCTCTTAGACGCATGATAATACTTAGACATTTCTCTAGCATTATTAATACAAATGCGCCCTTGCTCGGATTTAGGAGAACTAGAAAATATGATCAGGACTTAGGGAGATTAGGCAAGATGAACACTAGCCAAAGAGAGTTACATAAGCTTGATAGTATTAGAAAAGAACAACGAGAAATGTATAGAGAATTAAATAGAGGGCTAAGTTGGGGAAACCTAAAAGAAGATTAAATTATGGCTACATATAGATTAAAAAGAAAAACATTCGGATGGGCAGAGGGAGTTTCAGATACTGTCGGTGGAATAGCTGGCGGTGTAGGTAAAGCACTTGATTCAAAACCTGCTGCAATTGCTGGCGGTCTTGCTGGTGGTTCTCTTATCGGTGGTGCAATCGGTAAAGGGTTAGCTGGTCTTGGTGGTCTTGCAGCTCCTATTAGTGGTCCTCTCGGTTGGTTAGTAGGAGCAGGAATTGGTGCCGCTGCTACAAGAGGTTTAGGTAAAGGTCTTAAATCTGCAAGTGATTCTCTTCAATCTTAAATAGGATAGGAGGGACTCAAGATGATAAGATTTAAGCAAAAAGAGTTCTGGATAGGTGCAGCTTTGAATGCAGTTGGTATTGGGTCTTCGCTACTTGGATTAAAACAAGGGCAAGAACAGAATGAACAGTTAGAAGAGAATGCAAGACAACAAGCAGAGCAAATGAGAAAACATGATGAACTACTCCAGGAACAAAATAGAAAATTAGATAGGATTGCAGAACGTGCCAAACGGAATCCAGAAGCAGCTATTGCATCAGCTCAGGCAGTGGCTCAGAAGGAGTTTGGAACGCCTATGTCTGTTCTAAGACCACTAGCTAAAATAAGATCAGGACTTAATAGCGTAAAAAACTTAGGTTCTAATGTATTTAAGGCTGGCGGAATTGAACTAGGTAAGGGAATGGCTGAAAATGTTGCAACGGGAGTTACAATGGCTGCTGCAGGTTATGGTGTAGGAAAGGCAATACAACATAATATGAAGAAGGAAGGGTTAGATCTTGATAGTAATGGAAATCTAACTCAAAAATCTTATGGAGTTGTCGGTGAGTTTGGAAAGAATCTAGCAAAGGGACTTAAGAAGAAATCTACTTGGGCTATGGCAGCTGGATTTACAGCAGTCCCAGCTTATATGGGATATATGTCCGATAAACAGCAACTTAAAGATCAAGTAGGTGCAACTCAACCTACACAACCTACTACACAAGATCAACCAGCACAACAAAGATCTTATGCAATACCTGGATCAATTATGAAAGGTATTAGTAAGTTAAAACCAAGCTGGTGGGATTTTAAAAAATTTAGAGCTCATCCAGGTCAAACATTGTCAGGTTTTGGCGCTAATGTTGCCAGTTTTGGAATGTTAAATACTGACAAAATAAATAAGTTTGGTAAGACGTTAGAGAAACTAGGTACAGGTGGAGCAGTAAATGGTATAAAAGGCGTTAAAAGTGATGCTGCAGTTAAGGCAGGACAGTTTATTCAGAATCACAAAACTCTAGCTAATACTGCTGGAATTGCTGCAGGTGCTGGTTTGGCTAGTGCAACATGGGATGGAAGTCAGAAACTAGTAAATAAGATAGGTAGGACTGTAGACCCTGGTGCATATAAATATCAAGATGCTCAAAATAAGAAAGTAGAGCTTCAACAACAACAACAAACTCAATAATTATGGCAAGATATAAACTTAAGAGGAAAACTTATACGGTCTGGGATGAAACAGATAATCTCAAACGTATGAAAGATGCTGATATTCTTGCTGAAAAGAAAAAGAAAACAACAGATTATGGAACTGTTGCTAGAAATGCCACAATTGCAGGTGTAGCTGGTGCAGGATTAGGTATAGGTGCTGGTGCAGTTAAAGGCCTGATTAAACCTGGCGTCAATTCTGCTGGGAGACAGTTATCTAGGCTATCCGCAATGGGTTCTAGTGCAGCTAAGTTAGGTAAAATAGGTGCTACTGTTGGTGCTATAGGTGCTGCAGCTAGTGCATATAAGAAAGCAAGTGAGAAGGCTGCAGAAAACAACTTCTATAATCAAAGATTAGATTATGCTAAGAGGCAAGCACTAAGAAGAGAGCGCAAAGATTGGAGAACTAATATGACTCAGCGTGACGGCTATTCTTACTAAAATTTTGGAGGTAATATGATAAAGTTTAGATACAAAAGCTTCAGTAATTTTAGTAATGTTAAGAAGGGCGTAAGTGAATGGGCAAGTAGAAATCCAAATACAGTCAAGAACTTAAAAAATCCTTTCATGGTAACTAGTATGGTAGGGCTAGGTCTAAATGTTGCTAATACTGTAAATAATAGAAACCGTGATAATAGTAATAAAGAGTTCAGGCAGAAAGAAATAGATGCCCTTAGTAAATTAACTAATCAACTTAGTAAGACAAGTAATTCAGTTAGGAGCTTAGATAACGAAATTAAATCAACACAGGTAGCAGCTAAACCTGAACCAAAGCTTAAATTCACTAAGAGAAGTAATGGTTTTGGCAGCTACATAACACTAGGAACTAAATATAAAAATAATTAATTATGACAACTAATGATTTTATTACAACAGCAGACCCTATCAGCTTAGTTAACTTTGTAATGATTAATGCAGAGGGTGAGAGAGATATTAATTACACAGCTTTAGATCTAATCGGTAAGAAAGATTAATAATGGCTAAGGAAATTAATGACTACTTGACTATTGCAGATACAGAGGGTCTATTAGCTATTGGATTTAACGCTGAAAGTGATAGACCTCTTGTTTATGATGCAACAGATCTCATAGGTACTAGAGGAGATAATAATTCTACTAGTAAAGGCCAAGGTGATAGTTATGAACATGGAAGTGGTGGAGAAGTCTTTGATAGGTTGAATGGAAGACAGAAAACTCCAGGTTCAGAAGATAATAGTCATTCAGAGGTAGGATAATACTATTAGAATTAAGTAACTAGTTCTACTTTAAAGAAAACAATATGATTAAATTCAGACAAAAAGATTTTAGTAATTATATTGTTAGTGATGCAATAAAAGGTGCTAGCTTAGGAGCGAGTGTTGGGGCTTTGGCAAATGGTGCAGGTAAAGTTATCCCAAAGTTTAAAGACGGTAGAGTTTTAACTGGCGTAGGTGCTATTATTGGTGCTGCACTTGGGGCTTTAGTTGGTACAGTAAGACAAGTAAACGAGCACTATAGTAGGTCTAAGGTTGATGATAGGTTATTAAATCCTATTGTCCATGATCTACTTAGGCAGGGTTTTAGGGAGAATATAGATTTTACCAGAGATCCAAAGACAGCCAATAAACTTAGTACTAAGGTTTGTCTAGTACTTAATTCTAATGGCTCTGATTTTAGGATCTTGGTTAATACTGTAGATGACCCTGACCTTAAGAAGCTCACTAAGGTACTTACTAAGAAGTTAAATACTGCAGAGGTTAGTGAGAATTTTGCAACTAATAAATATAACGAAATACAGATATCAACTATCAAAAATACTAAGGAAAACCTAAAAACAGCTCTGTATATCATCAAAGGTTTTATACAAGGTGGTTATCCTACATATATGGTAGAAGTTGGTTAATAATATAAAATTAATAAAATGGCACAATGGAAAGAAACTCGTGAACCATATGTAAGAGTTCATGATAAAATAAAAACTGCCCCTATTAATCCTACGGCGGGTGAAGACTTGATTATCGGCGGCGTAATTATCTCTGATGCAGGACCTTCAACTCCTACATTGATTACTGGTCAGGCAGATTTCCTCTCTACATATGCATCACAGGATCTAACTAAGAAATATGTTGAATCTCTGAATGGTCTATATAAGGGGGATGATTTAACAATGGCAGAAACTATGTGGCTTAATGCTTATAGATTAGCAGGTTCAAATAATCTTTTAATTGTTCGTGCATCTAAGGCAGATAATATTTCCTTCTCAAAGCCACTCATTAAGGACGATAATAGTTCATATATTCTTCGTGATGGTCAGTTATTGAAGAAAGTACCTGAATTTAAGCTTGTTATTGATGTAGACAAGGACAAAGCAAATCATAATACAGATGGTTGGGCAATCTCTGTGAATGGTGTAGGTTCATTAGGTAATAGAACAACCGATGAAGGTCCTCAATATGATTACTATGTACAGGACTTAAAAGAGCTTGTTGAATATCTTAATGACACATCTATCTTCTTTAGCCCATCTTACTCTTTCTATGATGATGAAAAGGGTGAGATAGTTTCTAAAGATCCTAAGAATGCAGTAAGTGTTGTATTCCATGAAGTTTACTTAGGCAACGGAATACTTGACAAGACAGATCCAAGAGCAGTAGATGGACTTGCATATGTTGTAGTATGTGAGAAAGATTGGACGATAGAAAATCCTGGACAAAAATTAGTCGACCTAAATAGTGTTGCTTTCTCAGGATTTAAAGCAGCTAAGTATTATGCAACTAATGCTTACAATTCTAGTACTCCCCTAAAGGTTCGTATTAGACGTTTTAATCATGATGCAGTAATTACAAAGGAACTCAGCAAGGCAGACGTAAATGAAGGTGGTAATTCTCCTTATACAGTACTTACCTCAGTTCTTGATACATTTACTAAGAATGGAACAGCAGCACCTAGTTTAGAGAATCTTAAACGTGACTTCTACGAAATTGCTATATTTGACCCTAGCGTTAATTCTGAACCTGCTTACTTTAATGTAGGTAATATAAAGGGGCGTGGTGATATGACAGTAGATGAGTTGAACAAGTCACTTAAGATGATTCAATTACAGCTCCCAGATAATATGTTAGACTTGGGACTTGACTACTATAACTACTTACCTAAGACTAAAACAACTGGATGGATTCCTGTTAAGAAGACAGAGTTAAGTTCAGAAGAGCTAGGTAAACTAAAAGCCTATGATAGCAAAGCTGATATGAAGGCAGTTAATGCTAAAGTAGGTGATGTTGCAGTAATAGGTCAAAAGACTCCTACATATTACGAATACAAAAATACAACTGTCTACACTTGGCAATTATGGGAAGGTGAAGTAGATACAGTAACTGCAGGAAAAGCTAAGAAGTATAATAGCTTAGAAGAATTGATGGCAGCTTCTGGTACTAATGATGAGATTGCTAAGATTGAAGATATAAATGGAAGAACAGTTTACTATAAGTGTACTGTATCTACTGGTCTTGGTTGGGAAAAGAAGACAGATGGTTCTACTCCAACTGCAACCTATGTAGAAGATTCACTTAGTACTTTAAAGGCTCATGTACTCAAACCAAAAGCAGACGATATTGCTAAGGTAGGTAAAGAGTCTGAAGGTAAGTTCTATAAGTATCAGAAGGGAATTAAACCAGAACAAGCTGACCCAGAAGAACTTTTTGTAAATCTTCGTATTGATCCAGATAAGTATAGTATCTTAGATGTTAGCGATACTGATATTTACAAGGCATTCGATAAACTTGCATTAGATGAAGTATATCAGACAGAAGGTTTAGCTGATTTTGGTTGTACATCACCAGGTGTTCAATCTTATATGTCTAACTTAGCAATAAATGAAAACTACTTCTACCCAGCAAGTACAGTTAATAGTACTAATTACTTAACTATTGCAAATTCAGCAAATAGATTAAGTAAGGACAGCTATAAACTTTATATAAGTGCTCCTTGGGATGTTGATACTGGTACAGTTGGATTTAAGTATTATGCAGCACCTTCTACATTGTACTGGGAAGCAGTTGGTAGAAATAGAGGACTTGATCGTGAATTTGCTCCAATCTTAGGTCAAACTAATGGAGTAGTTCAATATCAGAAGCCAGCAGTAGAGTTCAATAAGAAAACTCGCCAATTATTGCTAAGCAAGAAGATCAATACTGCACTGTGGAATACTCAAACACAGGCTTGGAACATGAATGATAACTATACTAAGCAGTCTGAGGATAATATTATGTCTGATGAAGCTAATAGTCGTCTTATGATTCGTATTAGTAAGTCTATTCCAAAGTTGTTAAGGCAGTTCATTGGTAGAAGAATTGGCGAAACTCTGTATTCTGATATGGAAGGAGTACTAGACTTTTTCTTCCGTACTAATATATTGTCAATGTCTTATACAGTTGATGCATATAGGATTACAATTTCTAGCATTAATAACGAAGAGATTGCACGTCAGAATAAGGTAAATGTTCTCGTTGAAGTTCGTTATCCAAGATCTCTCAAGTATGTTGAGGTTTATAATGAAGCTTACGATATGGGAATGCCTTTTGATGGTAAAATCTAATTAAGATCGAAATAAAGAGGGTGAGTACATTTTTAGTTATTCACTCTCTTCGATCCTATTTAACAGTGTAACCTATTAATATGGCAGATAAAACATTACTATCAGACTTAAAAAAGAAAGTTTTTATTAGGTCTACACTTCTAGGAATACATGGACTCGATGAACTACTTGGTATAAATGAAGTAGTATCAGCAGACGAAGTATTGCTAGAGATTTTTAAAAAAGCATTAAGAGAGTTTGAGAATACAACACCATTAATTTGGGAAAGTACTGTTGATAGAACTCAGCTATTACCATGTGATGCGATTGGTGATGGATACTATGAGTTAAAATCTAATTTCACTCTATGGCTTAAATGTCTTCTCCCACTTAACAGAGTTATTCTAGTGTTTAACTCTATACCACTTTGGAGAGTTTCAGGACAAGGTACTAATAATTCTTATGCAGGGTTTGGAGGCTCATCTAGTTATCCTATACCAGGTGCTTATCAGTATGTAACGGATTATAGAAAACCTTACATATTTTTAGATGATGTACCTAACACAACTATCTGTCTGAAAGGTTTAACAAGTTATCCTATTATACCTGATTTCTTACCAGATAGATCATTTAATCATGCATCGGAGAGTAGTGCTATTTACTTTTTAGATGTAGAAAGTGGAGCAAGAGGAAATTTCTTTATGGACTTATGCATGACTCACCTACTTGACTATATTAGGCAGCTTAAGGCATCTCTTCAATTACCTAATATGGCAATTGATGTATTAAGTAATGTTGATGCAGCTTATCAAGAATTAAGAAGTAGATGTGATAACTATGCAATACAATCAGGTTGGTACGGAGAACTATTACTATAAATATGATAATACTAAGAACAAAAACATATGCAGGTACATTATCTATAGGCGGTAAAGAATCCTTACTGAAAGGCATAAGCGGTGGATTTACTAATTCTATCTCTAAGAAAGCTAAAGGTCTTGTAGGTAAGGTTAGGAAATTACCTTATAAAATCCAAGCTAAATCTCTTATGGCACAGACAACTCCTGTCGGGACTGCTACAAATAATATCGTCGAGTCTGCAATTAGAAGACCAGATGTAGTAGCAACAGCAGCCGTAGGACAACTTGCAACGCCTGTGGGATTATCAGTTGGTGGTCCAGTAGGTACAGCATTATTAGCTCCTTGGGGTGGACCAGCGACAGCAGCTGTAGTAAAGAAGCCTATTCTACCTAAGAAAACTCTGATTAAATTAGATAAGAGTGCTATTAAATACAGATCAGGTGAATTTGCTAAGAGATTAGATAATATAAAAACAACAGTGGGCGACGTATTGAACAAAGGTGCTGAAATTGCACATACAGTACCAATCCCAGGTGTAACAATATAAGGAGAGATGATTAAGTTTAGAAATAAATCCTTTTCTATACAAGAAGGTCATTATACTGGGCCCAAAAGCACTGATAACCTACCTGGAATGTTAGAGACTGTTGCTAAAGGTGCGGGTCTCGGAGCAGGTATTGGGGCATTAACTGGAGGGCTGATGAACGATAGAAATGCCGTAGATGATGCAATAACAGGAGCAAAATTAGGAGCAGTTAGTGGTATTGCTGCAAAATTTCTCCTAAACTATTTTCACAAACCTATGACATCTATTAAGTACCAAGAAGTAGATAGAGGAATTAGGAGACAGTTTGGTATTTATCAAGTGGCTGGTGTAGTAGTAGGAGAAACAGTTGATAAAAGAGCTAAGATAGAAGATAAGTTTGACTTTAATAGCCGAAATATAACAGATTATAAAATTACATTTACTATACATGATAATCAAATTATTATGTATACATTCGGAGTAGATAAAGATGAACTAGATAAAATCAACAAAGTCTTAGACTCATACTGTAGAAAATATTTTGGGATGGAGTATGATGCTAAAGTGATAAACTTAAAAGTAAATTCATACTCTGTTAATATTAAGTTTACAAATTGTTTAGCAGTTTGTCAATTTATTATGGAACTTAGTAATGAACTAAAGACCAAAATAAATCTTCTTGATAATAATGCAATAGTTACTAATAGAATCCAAGAAGCAACAGAGGAAGAAGATAGAATTTTCTCAGAGGGTTCAATAACTAAGTATGATGCAGTTAAAATTCTAGGAGGTGGATTTTCTAAGTTATCCATAGGCAAAGGTTTTACTAAGTCACTTCCTGAAGTTATTATGTCAGGATTAGTAACTGCTTTTAAAAAAGTAGGAGTAAGTGAATTAATAAGATTGGGTATAAAGCCTAATAGAGGTTGGCTAGATAATAACTTCTTAATAGATCAATTGAAGAAGAATTATTTTATCGAAGGACATCACTACTCAATAGGTAACGAAAAGAAACCAGTTCAAATGTCTATTGCTGGTGGTATTTTTATAATTTCATCAGTGTTTAATAGCAAGGAAGATAAGAAAATATCAGGAATGCAGAAAGAACTAAAGCATATTATAAACAAATCAAAGATAGATAATGTCTCAACCTACACTTATGCAATCAGAAGTGAGAGTGAATTCCGAACTGTCTTGAAGAAGTTTATGGATTTAGATCTCAAGCCAAATTTATATAACAATGAGCTGATATGATAAAGTTTAGAGAGAAGGATTTTTCAGTTTTTGATAAAAATATGTTAGATAACATTAAAAATAAACTAGAATCTGAGAAAATAGAAGATTTTGAGATTACTGAGAAAGTACCTAAGGATTCAATTAGTATAACTGGAGATATTAAGGACATAAAACTCTACATACCAATTGACTTAGAATATACTCAGATTAAGATAGAAGATTTTATTAGAGAATTGTCAAAGTTTAATAGATGTAGTACTAACTTAGATAGAAATATCTTTGTTATGAAACTGTCTGATAGCTTAACCTTACCTCAATATATTAAGTTAGTTAAGTTTATTATAGAGGAAGAAGGTTTTTGCTCAATTCTAAAAAGCATTTAAATAAAATAAGATAATGGCAGAGAATATGGTATTAAAGAGTTTAGACTTGAGTAATAAATTCTATCAAGCAGCTCTTAGTAATATAAAAGCACAGTTAGAAATCTTAGGTACTAAATTTGTCGTATTAAGACCTAAGGAAAATAGCAAGTGGAAGAATGTGTTTGGTGGATCATATTCATCTGACAGTACACTAGAGAATGACTACGATGAGTTTACTACTAACTTAATAGTCAACTTAAATGATATGAAAGATGTATGGAATAGGAATAGAGATAGTATAGAAGCTTTCACAAATGATGGATCTCTTGAAGTAGGTGATGAATTACAGTATACAAGAAATAAAAGAACGTATAGATTTAAGATTTCACTAAAACAGGGATACAGTGAAACAGGCGATACTCTCTATTCTTATACCTTAATGAGTATTATCGAAACACTTGACATGTAAAATTATGGATGAGGAAATAAGAAAACAAAATAAAATTCCCGGATCCTGTGAACAATTTACTAAGCCAGAAGAAATAAAAGCTCTCAATAAATATCTAAGAAAATTAAAGAAAGCTTATGATGATAATACTGTCTTAGAAAAAGATAAACTAGGTGTTATTGGTTTCGATGGACAATTAATAAAAGAAACACCACTTAGTACACAGGTAGAGAAAATAGAGACAAACAGAGAAGTAAGTCTAAGTAATTCAGTTCTTAGTGTTGATGGTGAGAGTAAGGAAGTTTCACTAAGTGATACAGTAGATAAGATCAGTGATAGTGGAGAAAAATCATTAAGTACACAAGTTGATAAAATAAGCGACGATAGAGAATATCCGCTAAGTGAAACAAAAGAAAAAATAAGTGATGATAGAGAGTATCCATTAAGCACACAAGTAGAAAACTTAAGCGACAATAGAGAATACCCACTAAGTGAAACAAAAGAAAAACTAAGTGATGATAGAGAGTATCCATTAAGTACACAGGTAGAAAACTTAAGTGATGATAGAATACAGACCTTAAGCAGACTAGTTGAAAAAATAGGTAATGGAAAAAAAGAAACCTCACTTAGCAAAAAGACAGAAGGAATATTAAATAGCTCTAGTATTAAAACAAACTCTCTTAGTAATCAAATAAATAAATTACTCAAGGAAAATAAAGACTTAGATGTAGAATTAAGTAAACATAAAGATACATTAGGGCAACAAGATATAGAATTAAGTCTTAGCGATAAGATAGATACAATAGAGGACGAACGTGAATACCCACTAAGTACTAAAATAGATCGGATAAAGACTGATGAAGATTTAGCTCTTAGTGATAAAATATCGGACTTAGAAGTAGATGAAAGAATAGAGCTCAGTGACGAAGTAGACAAGATAAAGGATACAAGGGATAATAAACTGAGCGATAAGAAGGATAAAATTAACCCACAGACAAAACCTGAATTAAGTAAGAAAGTTTCAAAAATAAATGATCATACTAGTAATAGCTTAAGTGATCAGATTAGTAAGATAAAAAATGAAACAGTACAGCCAGACTTAAGTAGAAAGGTAAGTCAAATAGAAGATCATAGGGATAACAAACTTAGTACTGATAGGCCAGATAAGCTTAATGCAAAAAATGAAATTCCGCTTAGTAGTATTGTCGACAACCTAGATACTAAGCTAGAAACAGAATTAAGTAATAAGGTTGATGAATTAAGCGATGATAGAGAATTTTCATTAAGTGCTTATATAGACAACCTAGAAGATAATTCTGAACAAGAGCTTAGTAGTAATGTCGAAAAACTAAGTGATGATAGAGAGTATCCATTAAGTACACAGGTTGATAAAATCAGTGATGACAAAGAATATCCACTAAGTACTAAGAAA